TAAACCCCCGTATTTCAAGCGCAACGTCGATAGGGACGAACCTGCCCTCCCGATCCAACTTGGCTCGCCATGCATCGGTCACAACGGACCAACCCACGCGAGTCAACTGGTGTGGACCAGGAGGGGGCAGTTTCAACTTCCCTGGTTTCATTGCTTTTGGTCTCGCCGTCTGATAATATCCTCCAAGTGCCCAGTACAACTCGTGCGTCATGCGAGCTACATGAGCACGGAACACCCGGTTTGGTACGTAACAGGCCCCTTGAGGCGGAGTCATGTCCGAAAACGCGACATCCGTTTCGAACAAGCCTTCGACACCTGCACGCACCATCTCAAACTGCCTCGCGTCGGCAGGAGAATAGGATACATCAACACGGCGAGCGTATTTGGAGGGGTCAGCTCCTTCGAAAAGGAGTGTGTAAAGTTGGGCGCGTACCACCTTGGGAACGTCGCGCACCCCTTTGCTAGGGTGACCAAGGCCACCCAGAGCTGCAGGCAACTCTGGGGGCCTCCCAAGGCGGCGAGCCTTGGCGCGCACGCCTTTACACAGGACTCGGGCTACACGCTTCAGTGCCTTCCACTGAGGCGCGAAGAAGTTACCCTTGTCCATAACCCCATTACCGTCCCGCATGAACTGCTTCAACGGATAAGGATTGAACCACTCACACCTTCCGCTGTGATCTACGAGACCAAAGATCTCGCAGAAGGTCCATCCTTTCTTTCCAACGAACGACTTCCGAGGATGCAGTCCAGATCCAATCGCCTCAACTCTCAGGCGATAGGATTCAATCGAGTGGGGGCGTGTCACGGCAACGACGTCATCGCCGCAGATGGCGACGTTGGGACCAAGGACATCACACGCCCAACCATTGAGGAGGGAAAGAACTGTAAACGACAACGGAGTGCCCATAAGGCATCCCCTCTCCATGGGGACGCGAATACACTTCTCCTTTCCAACCTCCTCATGGATAATTCCACTCAGATCGCACAAATCCTGCCAGTCTCCTTCGGTGAAGGCACTGCGACGATATCTCACATAATGCTTCTGCGGCCCAACGCCAAGGGATTGGGCAGCAGCTTCAAGGTACAGGTCAGGGAGACCCGCCTTGCCAAGGCCGCGGAGTACAGCCTTAATTGCATCATGTGCGAAACCGTCGGTTGCCTTAGTCAAATCAGCACTAAAATAGAGCTGATCACCGCGCAGAATGCCGGCGAAACCACGCACTCTTCTCTCGTCCACCTGTCGCGACTGGAAATCCGCGACACGGTGATCGTCCTTTCTAAGACGAGGGAAGACTGCTTTTCGCACGAGGTCTCCTGCAGTAAAGACACCAGCAGGTGGGACGGTAATAACACGTACCTTACAGCCCTGCTCAGAAAGTGGAGTCGCGTTGTGCACAGGCACATTGTCGTAAGACTCACC